CTTATCCAATTCGCTATTACATGGCTGGTGAGTATGGGACGCACGGTGGCCGTCCTCACTACCACGCTTGTCTCTTCAATTTTGCTTTTGAGGATATTGAGTTTCTTCGACGAACTAACAGCGGTTCTGACCTCTATCGCTCGGCACAGCTGGAAAGCTTATGGCCGTACGGTTTTAGTTCTGTTGGTGATGTCACTTTTGAGTCTGCTGCTTATGTTGCACGTTACGTGATGAAGAAGATGAAACAGGAGGAAGTTGAAAAAGGACAAGTAATTGATTGGGAAACCGGTGAAGTGATGCCACGGGTTCCTGAATATAACAAGATGAGTTTAAAGCCAGGCATCGGCGCAAATTTTATTGATAAATATAGAAGCGATGTGTTTCCGCATGACTATGTAGTAGTGAACGGACACAAAGCAAAACCCCCCCGCTATTACTTCAAACGATTAGAACAGCAAGCACCGGATCTGTACGAGTACGTGCAGCAGTCGCGTGCAATGCAAGGAGTTAAAGAATGCGAGGAACAACAACCAGATCTTGGCGCACGTCAAAAAGTGCTCCAAGCGAAATTAGAAAGATTACAGAGGAACTTGTAATGGAAAAGCCAGTAGTAGTGTTGTACGACAATGTAGCAAATGCATATAAAGACCCCTTCTATCCACCAACAAGGGGTGTCGCCTTAAGAGAGTTTCAAGACGCTGTGAACAATCCGCAGAATGCGCAATTGCATAACCATGCGTCTGATTTTGACCTATATGTAATAGGTACATGGGATGAACAAACAGGGAAACTGGTTTGTTTCGAAATACCAGAGAAGTTAGCTAACTGCTCAAGTTTGAAATTGGAGAATGTAAATGGCAATGATGCATAGAAACCGGAGTGCGTCAGCACACCAATTTTCAATGATTCCTCGAGCGGAAATACCCCGCTCGAAGTTTAATGCACAAAAAACGTTAAAAACGGCTTTTGACGCAGGTTATTTGGTCCCGATATACGTGGACGAGGTGCTTCCAGGTGACAGTTTTAACTGTCGGATGACGGCGTTTACACGACTGGCTACGCCACTGTTCCCAGTTATGGACAATATGTACCTGGACACCTTCTTTTTCTTTGTACCGAACCGGTTGGTGTGGTCCAACTGGCAGCGGTTTATGGGTGAGAGAGATCCTAACCCAGATAGCAGTATCGATTACACGATACCGACGGTAACAAGTCCTACGGGTGGTTACGCGGTGAATTCACTGCAAGATTATTTGGGACTGCCAACAGCAGGACAAGTTAATGCTACAAGTACGGTTACCCACTCGGCCTTATTTACAAGATGTTATAACCTTATCTGGAACGAATGGTTCCGTGATGAGAATTTGCAAGATAGTGTTACCGTGGATAAAGGCGATGGGCCGGACACCTATAGTAATTACACATTATTACGACGCGGAAAGCGGCATGATTATTTTACTTCTGCCCTCCCCTGGCCGCAGAAAGGTGACGCGGTAACGTTGCCGTTAGGTGATAAAGCGTATGTGACGTCTGATTCAACGAATTGGGTGTCTGGATCTTCGCAGTTGTATTATGACGGTACAGTTAATCCTAATCGGTTGTATCACGGTGAGATTATTGAATCTAAGCGTTTGTACGCTGATTTGTCGACTGCAACAGCATCGACGATTAATTCAATCCGTAATAGTTTCCAGGTGCAGCGTTTATTAGAACGTGATGCACGTGGAGGTACACGATATACAGAGATCGTGCGGAGCCATTTTGGCGTTGTTAGTCCAGACGCACGGTTGCAGCGTCCTGAGTATTTAGGAGGTGGAAGTGCTCCGATTGTTATTAATCCAATTGCTCAGCAAAGTGCAACGGCAGCTACAGGAACAGACACTCCCCTTGGTACGTTGGGTGCTGTTGGTACTGGTTTGGCTGACGGTCATGGTTTTTCTCAGTCTTTTACTGAGCATGGCATTATTATCGGCCTTGCATCGGTACGGGCTGACCTGACGTACCAGCAAGGGCTTCATAAAATGTATTCGCGTTCTACGCGTTATGATTTTTATTTCCCAGTGTTTGCGCATCTTGGCGAACAAGCTATTGAGAATCGTGAGATTTATTGTGATGGTACGGCAAATGATGATGGCGTTTTTGGTTATCAGGAACGTTGGGCGGAGTATCGTTATAAGCCCAGTCAGGTTACGGGTTATATGCGTTCAACTGCGTCGGGTACATTAGATGCGTGGCATTTGGCTCAGAATTTTGGTTCATTGCCAACACTTAATTCTACATTTATTGAGGATAACCCGCCTGTTGATCGTGTCGTGGCTGTAGGTTCAGAAGCGAATGGCAAGCAGTTTATATTCGATGCGTTTTTCAACGTAGATATGGCACGACCTATGCCAATGTATAGCGTCCCTGGATTGATAGATCATTTCTGATGAGTGTTTGGTCGGCGTTAGCAGGAAGTGTGGCAACTGGGTTGTTTAATCAGCGATCTGTTAATAAGCAGATGCGATTTCAGGATGCAAGCAGCCGTACGCAATATCAGCGTGCGGTTGCAGATATGAAAGCTGCTGGTTTGAATCCTATGTTAGCAACGAAGTTAGGAGGCAATGCCGCGATGAGCGGAGCGAGCGCGAGCATGCCAGATTTAGGTGCAACGATTAATAGTGCGCAATCTATTGCGAATCAAGCAAAGCTACAGGAAGCGCAAATAGGTAAGATTAATCAAGAGATTGTAAATCTCGGGTTAGAGGCAGTTGCAAAAGGTATGGATAACATGCAAAAGGAAATGCTTTTGATGTTTGAAAAGTCTTTAAGCCCAGAGGCTTATAAGCTTTATAAGATGCCTATTATGAAAGCTTTAGCGGAAGCGTTAAAAGCGCCTGAAGTTATAGTTGAATTGGGTAATTCTGAAGTTGCAGGAGCGGTTAAGTCTGTTGCTGGAGGTTTGTTAAATCCAGTAAAGACAACGGAGAATGTTCTTAAGTATGTTAGTGGAAAAGGTAAAGAATTTGCGGACAAATATGGACGCGATGGATTTCAATCGCTTCAACGTGCGATTGAAGATATTTACGCAGATATGATGATGAGGAATTAGAGATGGAAGTTAGAACTCCATACAATTACGATCGGGATGAGGTGTCGAAAAACACCGCGCTTGTATGTGAAGACGAAAGTCTGGCTCAGCAAAATATGAAAGCTGAAACTGATTTGAATGTAATGATAAGGAAATACGGCGTTCTCCCCGCTCAGGAAGTTAATTGGAATGAGTTTGATGCAACGGTAATCCCAAGGGATTACCATGAGTTGCAGAATATGATGAAAGAAGCGGATGCTGCGTTTCTTTCATTGCCTGGTGAAGTTAGAGCAGCTGTCGATAACGATCCGGAAAAGTTTCTTGCGATGTACGATGCTGAAAAAGCAGCGATTAAAAAGCAGGAAAAGGAATCCGCGAAAGCGGACAAAGGTAGCGTCGACCCAGCGCCAGCGGTTGATGCAGACAAGGACCCTGAATAGGGTCCGCGTCAGTAGCACACGGATATACTTGATCTAAAGTGTGCTAGGTGACACCCTTTTAATAGAAGGGTAGGGACCCCCGTACTAAAGTATTAGTGTACGAGGGGAACAAAAAGGAGTAGGTTGTAACATAGAGTAGCGTAAGTTATTGAACTTAATAATGATTATGCGACATTTATGTGCGACTGCACAAATTAACCAGGAGAGCAATTATGCGACCAGTTAAGAGAATGAGCGTAAACAAAGGCCGATCGGCTAGCAAGTTTAGAAAGCAAGTAAGTAAAACCAAAGTAGCAAACCTGCGCAGTAATCCAATGCGCGGTGGATGGCGACTTTGATCAATGCCGTGTTTCAGCCCGCTCCAGGCGTGGCGGACAGATAAAAAGGAAGTTGTATTTTGGCGACGAAAAGACGCGGTACAAGAATTAAAACTTCCTTGCGGACATTGCGAAGGTTGTCTGCTCGAGAGATCGAGACAGTGGGCCGTACGCGTTATGCACGAGGCCAGTCAGTGGGAAAAAAATTGTTTTATCACACTGACGTATGAACAGACGCCCCCTTGGAACAGTTTAAGACATTCGGATTTTCAAAAGTTTATGGCGAGATTGAGAAGGCGGAGATTAAGAGAAGATGATCGAACTGGTAAAAGCAGTGGTCCAATTCGCTTTTACATGGCTGGTGAGTATGGGACGCACGGTGGCCGTCCTCACTACCACGCTTGTCTCTTCAAT